CAGTCTCTAAAGCTGATAGGCGAAACTTGGCTCCACCTAAAGTTCCGTAACGAGTGTTACGGCGGTCTGATTCAAAGTCATAACACATCAATGGCAACTGGATCAGACGAGATCGAGTAGGGCTAGGGATAGCCTTGATGGCATAGCCCTTCATGATTGCACCCTTGGTCGCATCAGATGTATTGCGATACAAGGTAAAGGCTAACTGGCCATTGACTTGAGTCGATGGGTAAGCAGCAGATAGATCGAAGTCTGTATTGTATGCATTGCCGGTAGTCAGGGTTGTGATCTGAGTACGACCTTCATTGGCATCTGCATAGATTTCAATGTTTCCATTGAGCGTTCCGGTCTCAACACGGACACGCTTCCATGACTTCTTTTCTAGAGTTCCCCAGTTAACGATTGCTGTCTGGACTGTTCCTTCTGGAACAAGATTAGTTGCGTGTTGCAACCATGTTCCACTTGAATGAACAGAGAAGAATAATTGTGCTGATGTAGGGAAGAATCCCAAAGCATCTACTGATCCGGTAGTTCCAGTTGCAACGATGTCTGTTGCATAAGGATAAGTTCCATCATCGAGTAGTTGTCCAAGGTAAATGCGGTAGATGCCAGAGGCACCACCAATACCAGCCTTAACACCTGCATAGATGTAAGAGTCTCTAGCTGCAAAGCCAAGGATTGGGTTAGTTGTATTGAAAATCAATGGGCCATAGACGATAGTTGCATCGTCTGCAATGGCAGCAATACGGACACCTCGAGAGGTTCCGATAGCAAGATAAGTTCCAAGGTATCCAAAGAGTGATCGAACTGTTTCGCCTCGAGGGATGTCTGCTACTGATACGGCAGCACCCAAGGCACCAGTTGAGTCTGGAGCAATCTTAAAGATTGCAGACTTGTCACCAGCATAACCTGCTATGTAGATTGCACCACGACCTTCTGCGATGCTAGACCAAGTCCAACCAATGGGAACTGTAGTTGTATTGGCAACAGCAGTTACTGTTGAAAGGTTAGTAGATGTTCCATGGCTTGCAAATAAAAGTTCATACACAGCAGCAATAGGTGTTGTTCCAGTTACATAACTAATGCCTAGCATAAAGCGATTCTTTACATACTTAATAGCAGCAGATGTGGCATTGGCTGTGTTGATTGTGTAGTGATCGTGAAGGCTTGGACTGGCTGCTGTTAGATCATAGTCAAATATTTTTGTAGCAGTAACGATAACAAGAGATGTTCCATCTGTTTCGGCTGCAAGAATTTCAGTAGATAAAGTAGATCCAAGGATAAGTGAGGTAGCTGTGCCATCTGCTGTGACTCTAGCAACTCTAACTGCACTACCACCTGCTGCTGCACAATCAATATGCAATAGGTAATCTGTTCCGTTAATAGTGGCAGGTAGTGAGATTACTCTTCCAGATGAGTTAGTTGCTGCTGGATAAACTTTGGTTGTATCTTTAAGTAAAGAGATTTGGCCCGGAGTCCATGGGTCAATGCCTTGTCCGGTAAAGTAACGGAAGCGTAGTTGTTCTGCGTTACCTTCTAATGCTTCCTGAAACTGGACACCTTCACCAAGGTGAAAGGATGTCTGAGATCGAACCCAAAGACCTGAGTCAAGTGTCTGTTCACCCGGTTCACGAGCTTGGTCAACACGCTCATACTTCCATCGAGCAGTAGATCTACGGTATGGGGTTGTGTCATTCACATTCAAAAGGAATGGCAGACCACCAATAGCCACATCAAAGGCATAAGTGTTTGGATCGTAGTATTGAGAGCTTCGACCTGTAAGGTCGAGGATAACGGACTCTGAAATGTCCGGTGCTTTAGATTGCTTTAATACCACGCCATCTCCTTATAGAAAATTATGAGAGTTCTTACTTATGACATTGGGCGAGGACACTCCCTAAACTGCCCCTGTTTCAAACCTTAAAGAACTATTGTTGCTGCTTCTTCTTCAGTAAGAGGTTCACCTGCTACAAGCTTTGCTTTAGCAGATGTTTTAAGTGCAGCAAGTGCTGTTGCTGCTGCCTGTGCTTCAGCCTTACGAGCTTCAGTCTCAGCAATCATTGCGTTGTATGAAGTGATTTCTTCTGCGGTTAATGGTCTTTGTGTAACTTCTCCAGTTTCACAATTCATTTCAGTTGTAGTTAATGTTTCTGACATTATTTCTCCTTTGTTATGATTTATTTATTCCGTACAAACTAAACATGGAATTTGTTACAAATTGTCCAGAGTTGCCACATGAAATTACCATGCTTGTTATTGCTGCCGTGCTTAGCCATACACCTGAATCTGCTTCTAGAAAAGCAGCAGCCTGATTATCTTCATGGGCAGAACTTGTGTAATAACCTTTGTAAGTATTTGTATCTTTGTAATTTGTTACATATATCTCTTGATTAGAAAATGTGTTTGCATACACACCACTAGCTGGAATGTCACCAATAAAAGCAGCAGTTGGGAAAACTGTACCTACTGTCGCTGAGTTTCCAGTTCCAACTCCATAAAACAATTTGTTGGCGTATGTTCCACCTGAACCGTTAAAGTTGATTGTTGTGTTGGCATAACCTCCAGCATTAGAGGCTCTTGCTGAAATTATTAACTTAAGATCTGTGTAACTTTGTGATATTGCAGAAAAGGTTACAGTAGCAGATGCTGATGCAAGAGTTTGAGATGCAATTAAACTGTGGGTTGGGCTTGGCATTGTATCTCCTTATGCTCTAAGTATTCCATAGATTGTCATTGTTGTTCCTGCCGACCAACCACCAGATCCACCGTATAGAGTTAGGCTTGTTACTGGGGAAGTTGATTGCATTAGATGTGCCGTAATGTCAGCACCAAAACCGCCTTGACCTGCCTCAACAAGCATTGCTTTATAATACGAACTATTTGTATAGTTCATAATATGCATTTTATATTGAGAGTAAGTATCTGTAGCAGTAGCAATAGTTGTAAATGATTCAGCCTGTGGTTTTGTTTGACTAGCTACCTTTGTTGTGTCTATGGAAGTTCCATTCCATCTAACAAATGTTAGTGAATAAATTGCACTAGAATTTCCATTAAATTGGTATTGCATATTCTGTCCAGAACTACCTGATCTTCCATTGACAACAACGACAAGATCAGTATAGGTCTGTGGTATAGAGTTAAATGTATAACTTGCTGTGCTATTACTTGGAATTGTATATGTTGCTACTGGTTCGTATGTTGCTGCTATAGCCATATTATTTCACCCCATATAAAGAGAACATGCTTCCGGCAAGAAAAACTTTAGCCGAGCCATTTGCAAATATTTTAATGCTTGTTATTGCGGAAGTGTTTTTCCACATCTGGCTTTCATATCCAACTCTTTGTCCGTTTCCTGCCGTGTCAATACCCATGAAAACTCTTTGCACTTTATTTTTAGATGTGCTTAGGTAATCTGCAAATAGAACTACTGCACTAACTGGATATGTTTCAGATGGGGCTGGATAGTTATACATCTGTTCATTGGATACAAGGTTATTGGAGTTATTAGGTGTTGCACTAGTGCCATTACCTTTTATTTCATGTACTGTGTAATTTGATGATGTCTCATCTCCGTTGTATGTAAAACGAACATCTCCATCTGCCGTTTCAAAGAAACTCATACGAAGCTCAAGGTGCTTGTATCCAGTAGGGATGCTGTTAAATGTGTATGTGTTTGTATTAGATCCAAGTACGGTAGATGCTAAAGATATATAGTCACCTGCCGCAGCAGGAGCTGCAACTAAGTTGCTAAACCCATACCCTTTAGCAGATTGTGTTGTAAGCAACGGCATGATTACCCCCTATTAAGCAAACTTAGTTTGCGATGCTAATACAGTAAATGTTGCAGATGCTGTCTTAATGATTGTGAATACATAGGCATCAATAGATGATGCGTTACCAGCAGCTACTGCTGTTCCACCCTGCCACTTAACACCTGTAATTGTTGTTCCATCAATCTGAATTGTATTCGGATAGTAAGCGGTTGCACCGTTGGTATTTAGCCACACAAGGGTGAGTGTATCGCCTACCGGCAAAGCTGTGTTAAGAGACACGGAACTGCTGTATCTAAAGTTAAGTGTGTGGTTGGCTGTTGCATTGGATGTGTAGTACCAGATCGATGCTGTACCAAATTCAAAGTTGATAGTTCCAGTTGCGGCAGATGCCACAATGTTTATATCTTCTTCAATACCTTTGATAGTTGTATCAGCAAGAGTTCCACCGGCTGCACGAGCTAGTGGGAATCCACCTGCTGTAGATCCATCGTGAACTACTACTGTTTTCTTATCGGTGTCTACTGTCAATTCAGCATTCAAACCGGTGAAAGATGAGTGCTGCGATGTAGTACCTCTACGGCGTTGAAATGCGAATGGCATTAGATTGTTCCCCAATCTGCTAAGGAAGCCCAAGAAGCTGAGGTTCCGTTGTTTGTTAAGAAGTAACCACTAACCCCGGCAGAGATTGCTGGGATGTAGCTTGCTGCTGCGGTTGCACTATTAGCCGCTGAGGTGGCTGAAGTGGCCGCAGAAGATGCGGATGTAGCTGCGGATGTAGCCGAAGTGGCTGCCGCTGTTTGTGATGTAAGTGCAGATGATGCACTTGTTGATGCACTTGTTGCTGAAGTGGCGGCGGCAGTAGCTGATGTGGCTGCTGAAGTTGCCGATGTTGCTGCACTTGTGGCAGAAGTTGCTGCTGAAGTTGCACTTGTTGTCGCAGAAGTCTGAGATGTAAGAGCAGAGCTTGCAGAAGTTGAAGCACTAGAAGCACTTGTTGCTGCTGCTGTTGCACTTGTAGCAGCCGAAGATGCTGAAGTAGCGGCAGAGGTTGCACTTGTAGTTGCCGAAGTGGCAGATGTCAAAGCAGAAGATGCCGATGTGCTTGCACTAGATGCTGAGGTTGCAGCCGAAGTAGCAGAAGTAGATGCCGATGAAGCTGATGTAGATGCTGCTGAAGCAGAGTTTGCTGCTGATGCAGCAACAGTAGAGATATTGATATAGGTAGTTGATGTTGTATCAGATGTTGTTATGTCACCCATATCACGGACAAGACCTGCACCTGTAACATCAATCAAAGATGAATAAGTTGATGCTGCTGAACTTGCTGAGGTAGCAGCAGATGAGGCACTTGTTGCTGCTGAAGTAGCAGATGTCAAGGCAGAGGATGCAGAAGTTGCAGCCGAGGTTGCTGAAGTCGAAGCACTTGTTGCTGAAGTTGCAGCAGCAGTTGCACTAGCAGCGGCTGATGTAGTCGATCCAAATAGTGTATCGATGTAAGACTTATTGGTTGCATCTGTAGATGCAGTAGGTGTAGCAAGATCTGTAATCTTGCTGTTACCCATTGATAATGCACCAGTCATAGAGTCACCAGCTTTTGATACCTTAGTAGCAATAGAGTTGGTTACTGTTGTTGAGAAGTTGGCATCATCGTTAATAGCAGCAGCTAATTCATTAAGGGTATCTAAAGCACCAGGTGCTGCATCAACAAGACTTGAAACTTGAGAATCTACATAAGCCTTAGTTGCTGCATCTGTATTAGCAGATGGAGTTCCAAGACCTGTAATCTTGTAGGTTCCAGCAGCAAGATCAGAACCTAAAGTTCCGCTTGTGATTGTCTTAGATGTAAGAGTAGATGCAACCCCATCAAGGGTTACTGTTCCTGTAGCATTAGGAAGGGTAATTGTTCTATCTGATGTTGGATCAACTACTGTAAGAGTAGTCTCAAAAGCATCGGCAGTTGTGCCTTCGAACTGAATGCCACCGTTGGAAATTACTGCACCAGAAATAATCTTGTTTGTAAGAGTCTGTGCATCTGTATCGCCGACCACATTACCGGTTACTCCGTGGACACCTGCTGTTGTTGGAACAGCAGCAGATCCAATGTGAGCTGAGAACTCGTTAAAGTCCTGACCAGAAACAACATGGCGAACCGTAGCTCCTGCGGAGTGAGCCACATTTGCTGTGGAATCTGCACCACGAGTTACATTAAGAGTAGTTCCACCACCGGATGAAGTAACACTAATGAGTTCTTCTTTGTTGGTATCTGGATCAATAACCAAGGTGTAAGGGTAGTTGCTTGGAAAACCTGTTACTAGGTCAAGCGTGAGTGATTGAACAGTACTATCGATACCTGTTGATAGCGATGCCTGTTTTGCTGTTGAGGCGTAGTATCTTTTCTGGGCCATTGGTTACCTCGTATAGTGGAGTCGGGGTGGATAAAGATCTCGAAGGCCAGCAGCTTCTTGCTGTAGTCGTTGCTGGTATAGACCAAGGTAGAATCGTGCAACGGAAGTTCCGCCACCGATTGGCTTGGATTGATCCATCATGTCTGCTTCTACTGTCTGGCTTGGGATTCGTGCAGCATCTGAACCAACGATAAGTCGAGCAATAGCTCCATAAACAATTACATCGATAGTAGAAGATGGCAGACCAGTTACTGTTTCGTAGATGTCATTCTCAGCAGAGAGAACTGATGGAGCCTTGGCATAGATAACCTGAACAGTTCTGCCCGGATCAATCATGTCAAAGATATTGATGGTCTTGCCATTGGCAAATACTGTTGTGTTGGCAGTCTTGTCTGTGTCATACCTACGGACATTGAGCCATTCCTTGGTTGAGCCAATAGTCTGCCACTTGACATTAAGGACATAGTCGGCAGTAGCCGGAAGTGAGTAGGCAGTAACGGCTGAGTTAAAGCTAAAGGTGTGTGTGCCTACCCCAAAGAGTTCTGGGTAGACAGCCTGAATTGTGTCGTTAATAGCCTGCTTGACCATGAATCGTGGGTATTGAGGTGCAATTACCACCTTGGTCTGATTGGCCGCCGTAGAGGCTGTGGTGCCTCTAAAACCCCTACCCCAAGGGGCAAGGTAAACCTGTTTAGTTAGGTTGTCTGTCCGATCCACATACATCAGTTCAGAGCCAACCTCGATGATGCCACGACCCATCTGGGCAGTCTCATTGACTACGAAGTCTGTGGCTGTGGTTGATGCGATTCCACCGGATTGGTTAATCCAAGTAGCGGTTTCCTGTTGGGCCCCATAACTCTGGATCTGCCCAAGGACTCGTTCTATAAGTCCACTAAATGTTGTTGTCATTCACTCACCGCTCTCAGGGCTGCGGCAGCAGCCTTATCAGTAGTTCCGCCTAGTTGGTTGCAGACACCACGAAGGTCTTTGTAATTAGGCCGAGTGTTACCAGCCTTGACATTTAAGGCACCAACAACGCTTAACCCTGTAGTTCCAGCCCAAGTGTTTGCAGCCTTAGCTGCACCTACATATGACTGAATAGCAGGATAGGTGCCACCATTAGCGAGGCGATTAAGTTCTGCATGGAGTGTGCTTCCGTTGGTACCGAGTGCCATTACTTAGCCTTTCTCTTTGCTGCTGCGTTATCTACTAAATTTGGATATGGTCTTCCAGCTTTCTTAGCAGAAGCCTTAGCCTTTGCTTTCTGTGCCGGAGTCAATGGAGTAGATTTTTTATTGGGATTTTTTTTATCCCAGAATGCTGTTTTCTTTTTCACCACTTCACCTTGTCTGCCCAATAGGCTGCTGACATTTTGCCTTTAGCAATGTTCTTAGCATGACGAGCTTTGAATGATGCTTGCCTTGCTGTTGGCTTTTTATCACCAGATACACCCTGTTGCCCAAAGCGAATTGTCTTCACTTTGTCTCCAACCTTTGCAACCACAACATGAGATTTCGTTGGGTGTGATGGAGTTTTCTTTGGTTTATTGAAGCCAGATACTCCGGCTTTTTTTAGCCGGGAATCTTTCTTTTCGGCCATTTACTTCTTCTTACCCATTTTCTTAGGCATGACTTTTTTCTTTGATCCGTATTCCATCATGCGTTCTTTCTTGCCTTCCATTTTTTCATGCTTCTTCTTCATGGAGGCTGACTTATACTTCTCACCCTTGGCTGACATTATTTGCCCTTCTTCTTAGAAGACTTCTTAACAGCCTTCATCATTGGCTTGCCAGACTTCTTCGCTTCCATCTTGGCATCTTTCATACCCTTTGCTGAGTATGGGAATTCTTTCTTTCCGACCTTTGGCATTTGCTTCTCCCTTTGAGTTATGACCTTGACTTTCCCACCGCTGTTTATATCAAACGAGATGGAAATCTCTATTGCCTTACGAGCTTCGTTAGCTGCTGTTCTTGTGTTCGTTGGGGATAGTGTGGCTCTGGCTAATGCACCAAGTGCATATGAACTTCCAGATCCAACTCCGTATATTCCACGGTCATCTCTTACCCAAGAAAAGTCATTATCAATTTGATAAATCTTTCCTCGAAGGCAGATCAATGCATCAAAACCTGATCCATCTTTGGGGTCATTATCGGCAGTCTTAGGCGATGGGTCGTATCCATAATCTGCGTATGCTTGCTTGAGTGATGGCAATAAATCTGTCATCATAAATTTATCTAGGTTCACACCTCGTGGAATCTTAGGAGCATTCCAACTGTGTAGGGCTATATCCCCGGCGATTGCATCGCCAGCAAAAGCGATTACATACTCACCCTTTTCAACTACCTTATCCATACCGGTAGCAATGAACTTCTGATCTGCACCCACTATTAGGGATTCGGCTGCGATTAAACCCCAGCCCTTACCTTGAATCCCAATTATGGTTGTCATACTCAGTCCTTAAATGAGTTGTTGGTTGAGTCGAATGCCTTACCGGCTATGTTGCTTAGTTCGACTGCACCACGAATATCCTTCATGTTTGTTGTCGCTGGTTCAATGCCTTGATCGATAGCAGACTTGTATGCATTTAATTCTGCATCCCATTTCTTCTGAGACATTAGGCGAGAACTATTGGCATCACCTGTATTGACCTGCAAACCTGATTGCTTTAGGCAATCACCCCAGTTTGCATGATCTTGCGTTGGGCAACCTGTTCTGCATCCCATTAAACTATCTCCACTAAAAATCCATTATGGGCTATATTCGAATCGGAGTCGGCTTGAGCCTGAGTCCTGATTGGAAATCCTTGAGCTACAAGAATATCCTTCGTGGCTTCATTCACGATGTGACCTCGCCCACCGAGAAACACATAATCATAATCTCTAAGTTCATCTTCGGTAACTGCTCGAGATAAAGACAGTTCACCATCGTTGATAAGCACAGCAACCCCTCGCTGGGATACGACTCTACGCCACCACTTGTCAGCCAATGGATAACCTTCCATTACCTGTGGTGGGTAAAATGTATAACTTGCCATGATTCTCCTTTTAATAGAGAGGGAGGCAGGTTGCCCTGCCCCCCTCAACTAATGCTCTACTAGAGAGCAGATCCGCCTGTTTCCAAACGGCAAACTGCTGCATCACGGAAGATGCCCCAGCCACCGAAGTACTTCCAGCCAAGTGCTGACTTACGGCGAAGGATGTCGATCTGAGGTGCTACGACTGTTTGCACATCGTAAACATTAGCCTCAAGAAGAGCTTCCTTACCGACTGCAACTGCTGAGTAAACAGTAGCTGAAGATGCACCGGATGTTGTTGATGGAACACGAGATGTCTGAACAACTTGGAATCCTTCAAGAACACCAATGGTGCCTGTCAATAGGTTTCCAACATTTTCAGTTGTGTACTTGTGGATGTCCACGAATCCGCCTGAACCAGTCTCGGCACGAAGGTCGAAAGCTTGGCGTGGGTGGATGAACAATGTGTAAAGGTCACCAACACGAGGCTGAGCGTTTGACTCAAGAAGTGTTGTCTGTGCCTTGCGAAGCATTGTTGTTGAAAGAACATCTGTAGCTGTAAGTGTAGCTGTTGATGTACGGCTTCCACCGTACTTAACTACTGAGCCAGATGTAAGTGCTGTTGCAACTAGCTGATCCAAAGTATCAGCAG